CGCCCCTGTTGGTCGCCACCCTGAATGTTGAACTAGTTTCGACAATCCACTGTAATGCAAACGGAACGTAGAGAGAAGTGGGCACCGGCTGACTATATCCTCGGCGGAGACGTACGAAGGTCTTTCGTATGTCGCCTCGATGGTCTAGTCGACCATACCCTTCCCGAAAATCAACACTTCTATCCCATTGATGTGCTTGAACCACCTTTTCTGATACCTGGTTACCAGTTATCAGCCGAGGAGATCACGCCTAACTCTGGGAAACCCCGTAAGGCCTGGAAGAACTTTGAGCACTATAAGTGCGGCAGAGCTCCAGCAGTTTATACAGGGCGTTGTCGCGTTGAGTCTACGTATTGGTCAAGTTGGCCACATACGTTATATACTCGATTCGGCCACGGTCGTTTTGGTACTATCGGCTATAATTATGCCGGTAGCTATTACGAACCGTTCGGGGAACCTGGGTTGCCCATTTCTGGGCTTCCCAAGTTTTATGAGAAGAGAGAATTGGATGCGGGATTCGTCCCGCTCCCATCTAACCTTGAGTCTTTGGTGGCAAAATCCTTGCGGAAGATGCTACCCGATATCAAGGCAGAGCTAAGTACTGTCAATTCTGCTATAGAATTGAAGGACTTCGCCACTCTACCTCATGACCTCAAAGGTATTGCCAAGGTCCTGTTCAAGTATAACTTGAAAGGGATTGGCAAAACTCTGCGAGAGATCACCCGTGTAACGGCGGGGAGTTATCTTCAATTGAAGTTTAACATCTCGCCGTTCTTATCTGATATATGCGCCGTATGGAATGCATTATCACAGGTCGAGGCCAAAATGAATGACCTCGTAACTCGTTCGAGGAAGTCCCAATTTAGACATTTTGTCTATAATTGGAATGAGTACTCTGACGTATCGGATGGGTCTGATGGTATGGTTGTCTACCCTCCCTATTTTAGTGGAGGTAATAGTCAAATCATTGCCAATCAGCTCAGACGTGACGTCAAGTATACTCCTTCCGTGTTTCACGCACAGATTCGCTATAATTTCAATTATAGCAAATACCAGATCGAGCATGCTCGATTATTGACACTTCTAGATATGCTGGGGATTAATCCTAATCCTCAAATTATCTGGAATGCAATACCCTGGTCGTTCGTAGTGGATTGGGTACTGAACGTTGGTTCATACCTAAAAGACCACTTCGGACGTCTGAACATGGAACCGAAGATAAACATACAGAACTACCTCTGGTCCATCCGACGCCAACGACGGATTAACTGTACGGTACACCAGTACCCTACAGGTCCGAATATTGGCGATCGTGATGAAACAGATGACAGCCTTCCACAAACCGTCGAAACCTCCTATCGGAGGGCCGTCGGCTTGCCGGAACGCAGCTTGATTGAATCAAGCGGCTTGAGCTCGCAAGAGTTCACGCTCGGCGCCGCCCTCGTGTTATCACGACGGCGGAAACCTAGAAAACGCTAGTATAAACTAGCCTCCCTAACGTGAGCTTACGTTAATCAAAGCATGCTAAGTAACAGCCTTGTAACAAACGAAGTTAAGAACAGTGCAGGGACCGAAGTTGAATTCGGCCGCCTGTCCATTGCAGATCGATCCACTATTTTCGGCATGGTTGCCGAATCTCCATCCTCACCTCATCGCTTGGCGATTTCTCACCAAGAAGTGGGGTCTGGTCTGAAGAGGCGTCGCCGTGGCGTCGTTCGAATTGACAAAACTGTCATTTCGACGGTCGACTCGGTGACACCAGTGACTGTTTCAGCGTATGTCGTTCTCGACTCCCCTGTGGGAGCCTTGACGGCTAATACTGAACCAGCCCATGTCCTAGCAGAGGTTATTTCGTTCTGCGCCTCATTAGGCGCCAGCACGACTATCCTCTACGACGGAACTGGGAATGGGTCTGCAGCCTTGTTGAACGGTACCCTTTAAAGGGAGTCCGTCAAATTGGGCGTTCTACTGTTCGGGGGGTCGTTATATAGCGACCCCCCTTACGGTACTCTTAACTCCTTAGAAACCCCTATACCTTTAGCTAGCCAACTTCAGGGCCTATCATTGCTGATAGTACTTGTCCCTTAATTGGGTCCGGCATTAAACCGCCGGTGTTAGCTGAAAGAGGTCATCTTGTGTTGGATTCAGCTCGGAGTCGTCTTCGATTGTTATTCGGCCGTCGTGTGAAATTTTCACGCCACGTGTACCGAATACTCTCGAGCCGTCCCCAAAGCCTGAATACTCTACAAGTGTAGGTTTCCCATCCTCACCCTGTGGAACCGGTATGACGATACGCCTCGCGAGAGGCGTTTCGCCATTTGGAACCGACGGGAGTAAGGACGACTGGACTTGCTTAGTCATAAGTATGTTTAGTCGAGTTGTTATTAGTGATTCGTCCGGAACCCTGGCGTTATGCATGCTCTAGGAGATCAACCTTATGGTGATCAATAAGAGCCTAGATGACAGTGAAATCATCGCTGCACTACTCCAGGGCGTCTCAGACGCGCATGGATTGGTGTTCAACAATCGCAGCCGACGCTTAACCCTTCAACAGGTAAAGCGCCGCCTAGCTATGGAAGGCATTGGTTTTCTCACGAAAACCATGCCCCGACTCGCTAAAGCAATTGATATTGCTTTGGCCGGAGGTGCTAAGTTATCTGCTAGTAAGCTGGGATTCTCATCCCAGCCCAATAGTGAGCTTCCCAGATTTCTGGGTGAGCTCATTAACTTAGTATTCTCCAAAGACGGGACTGTACTTCCACAGCCTTGCGCAAATTGCGTTAAGGTGCTTAGGGAGGTTCTTTACTTATATTATAAGTATGAACTCCCCTACACGGAAGAACAAGAACAACAAGTCATCCAAAAGTTTGAGAAAACTGAGGATGATCTATCGACTCGTTCAACTGAGCTCAACGAACTTGAAGCTACTCTTGAACGTTATACTTCTGTTAGGCGAAATCCTGCTAGTAATAGCAAGACGCCTTTGGAAGTAGCACGAGAAGCGAGGATTCTTTTATCAAGACTCTTCGCTTCATTTGACCCACTCGACATTAAACCTAGGCATGGACCTGGAGCAGTTGCTACAAAGCAACGTCTCTGGCACAAGTACCATTGGACTAATGTCGCTGGGAAGATCACAGACCTCTACCCGTTTGACGCTTACTTTATGGCGTCGAATGGTCATGTCTGTGACGAATTCCATAGCTATCAAGCTATGGGATCGATTGAGCATTCGGCCAAGGTTATCCTTGTCCCGAAAGACTCACGTGGCCCTCGCCTCATCTCTTGTGAACCCGTTGATTTTCAATGGATTCAACAAGGATTGGGTCGGGCTATTGTCGAGTTAGTGGAACGGCACCCACTTACCAAGTGGAATGTCCATTTCACAGACCAATCCCCTAACCAGTTTGGAGCCCTTTTAGGGTCAAAAACTGGAGGGTATGCTACCATTGACCTCAACGAGGCCAGTGATAGAGTAAGCGTTGGTTTAGTTCGCCTACTATTCCCAAAACACGTATATACGTATCTTGAGGGTTCTAGGAGTTCATCTACATTGCTGCCTAACGGTAAGGTGTTGAAGCTCAGTAAGTTTGCGCCAATGGGAAGCTGTTTGTGCTTCCCTGTATTGGCTCTTACTATCTGGGCTATCCTTACTGCGGCCGCGTCTAACGCAGATACGCGAGAGCGTATCTTAGTGTACGGTGATGATGTCATAGTTCCTACTGCATTTGCAGGAGACGCTATGGAACATCTCGAGTCATTTGGTTTAAAAGTAAACCGTGACAAGAGTTGCATCAGTGGATTCTTTAGAGAATCCTGTGGCACAGATGCCTTCAAAGGCATCAACGTCACTCCTGTTCGCTTGCGAACAGTCTGGTCATCAACACCCCGCCCTGACGTCTATTCTAGTTGGATTAGCTATGCTAATTCCTTCTTTGATAGACGGTACTATCGCGTCTATGAGTTAATCATGGAACGGTTGGTTGCCATCTATGGCCCAATCCCGAGCGACGACATGAATCTTTCATGTCCTAGCTTGCGGTGGGTACCAGATGAATGGAAACCGAAGCGTCGCCGCTATAACAAGAGCTTGCAAAAGCTCGAGTATCGCGTTCGCGATGTCAGGTCACCTGTTATCAGGTATGACATGAAAGGGTGGTCGATGCTACTTCGATATTTTGTCGAAGCTGGCACCGACTCGCCCCTCATGTCCGCAGGTTCAGTTCAAAGGAAGTCGCCAGTTTATACTGTCGATTCTCCTTTTTCTGTCAGTTCATACACGGATCGTAAGACGAGCATGCTCGTTATGCGATGGCGAT